CCTATTTGACGGGGCTATGACAATAGCCATTGAAGTCAAGACCGACAAGGGGAAACAGTCCCAGAGCCAGAAAGAGTTCCAGAAGCTTTGGGAAATTGACCCTATCCGGATATATAAGGTAGTCCGGAGCTTGGACGACGTTATTTGTATGGGCTTCTAATCCAAAAAGTGGTAGTTGTCACCAGAAAGTACACGGGCGGGGGACTTACGGTGAGATAAAATGTGTTGAGTGCGGGAGCGCGCAAAACAGATATACGGCGTTGGGGCTTTGTTATAAATGCTACGGGAAACAGTACCGGGAAACAGAAAAGCAGGAGAGCAAAAAGTTCCGGGATAATTATTGTCAGACATTAAGCTTGACAAACCAAGATTAAAATGCTATACTCTTGTCAGACGGAAAGTAAACGGACGAAAAAGGAGAGTGAGTAAGATGATTACTGAAGAACAGGCGAGAAGGGGGAAGGTTTGCCGGGGGTGTGGAAAGGAAAAAGCATCTGGGCTTGTGGTTTGTTGGGTTTGTTTTAAACTGGGGAATAATCCCCTAAAGTATTTCGAGGGTTCTTTTGGTGAATGGTTAGAAGCGAAGGTGGCAACATGATAACATTTCAAGGGATAGACGGGGCGTTGCTGTTTTACGTGGTATTTAAGTACGGTATTTGTCTTTTGGCTATTGGGGTTTGCTTCTGGGTATACTGGTTAGAAACCCTGACGGAGAAGAAAAAAGACGAAATGGGAATAAAATACAGGTAGGCGTACGACTATCTGACCGGGGTGTGGTTTTCGCGGACTGCGCCCCGGAACTAAAAAAGGAGAAAGAATGAAAAGTGACTATATCCAGAAAGAATTGGCTAAATATAACTTGCCAGACGCAAAAATTGCAGAAATGGGAGTGCAGTATCTACCGTTAAAGGTAAGGGACGCCGACGATATGGAAGCCTATTTGGTGTGCAAAGAAGCCCACCAGAAAACACAAAAGCTTCGCATAGCTATCGAAGAAAAGCGGAAAGAACTTAAATCGTCAAGCCTTGAGTTTGGCAGGGCTGTTGACGGAGAAGCAAAGCGCTTAACCTGCGGGGTTAGGAAAATTGAAGATCATTTATATTCACAGCGTAAGGTTGTTGAAGATGAAAAGAAAAGAATAAAAGAGGAAAAGGAACGCAAAGAGCGAGAAGAACAGGAACGATTACGTTGTGAAGAAGAAGCAAGGCTTGAAGCGCAACGTAAGAAACAAGAGGAAGAAGGTGCTAAGTTGCGTGAAGCCCAAGAGAAACTTGACGAAGAAAGACGTTCCCTTGAAGAAGAAAAGGCAAAGGCGGTTGAAGAAAAAAAACGTGCCGCGGAACTGAAAAAGGCGAATAAAGAAGCCGCGGAAAGAGCAGTTGAAGAAGAAAAGGCAAGAGCAGAGAAGGAAGCCAGAGAAAAGGAAGAAGCCAAAGAACTTGCGCTCCGGGAAGCCCAAAGACGCAAAGAATTGAAACCTGATGTTGAGAAAATAAAAGACCTTGCAGAAGCAATAGGCTCTTTTGAATTTCCCGAAGTGGCAGACGGGGAAGCCAAAGTTGTTGTAGAAACAGCAAAGCGGAAAATGTCCGAAATAGTGACTTTTTTAAGAAAGGCTAAAATTTAAGGAGAATTATGCAAGAGAACACCTATATAGAGCCAAAAGTTCAGCACCATAAGGACGAAAATAAGCAGAATAATGCTATTGAAAATTTGGGACTTATGACTGACTCGGAACACAAGTCTTATCACGCCAGAAAAAGAAACGGGCTAAAGTTTAAGAAGTGTTGCATTGATAAAGGTAAACTGATAGAGGACTACAAGGTCGGGGGTGACATCATAGTCAACGGCAAATGCGTATTGGGGGAGAATGAGCAGAAGGGGAGGTAAAACTGCGTCAAGTAGGTATTGCGTAACAGCCGGCATAAAGAGCGGTGTAGGTGGGTATAAAAGTTGGAACGCACTTTACTGGAACAATAGGGACTGTAATAATTGTGTGTTGTGCCAAACCGAAAAGTGTGAATGGAAGCCAATGACGACAAATAAACATTTATGCTCTAATCATAAATACGGGGGGGAACAATGAGTTTATACTGGTTTTGTGTAGGGGTTTTCATCACAGGGATATTCGCAGGGTTCATAATTATGGTTATCGCGGCGTTCGTCTGGGCTTGGATAGACGCCAGAACAAGGATGTTGATACAGCCACGACAGCCATAATGAAAGTGGTTATGTCGAGGTTGCCAGAGGAGACACCAAAGTTACCCAAAGATATGTATGATAAATATTGTGGTAAGAATATGGCTACTATTACAGCATATCAGTATGGTCAGATTGAGGGGAAGCGACAATATGTAATAGATTTGAAGAAAGAACTTAAAGAGGGAGGGACAAATGAGTAGTGGAGATTTTAGGGCATCATATTGCGAGGAACTTCATGGATATATTATGGATGAGTTCCATCATTATAGGGAGACAAACAAGATAGAAGAAATAGAAATAAAAATGGATGGAAGTTTAATGTCAATTCTTATTGGTAAAGCCAAGATAAGACTTTATGAACTTAGACCCGAAGCGAAAATGTCAGGGTTTTATGAGATTAAAGAAACATTTGGTTGTTTAACAGAAAAGCCATAAGGTTTGACTTATTAAAAGCTATGGGGGTGGAAGATGAGCATTAAACAAATATTCGACCCTATCTTCACCCAAAATTACTATTATATCAAAGCCAAAAGTCTTACAGCATACCATAGGGAACTGAAGAAAGAATTTGACTTTGTAGCTGTAGATGCACCTTCTGTTACTGGGAAGTTTAGGGTTATTGAAAAGGAGGGGCAGAGCATAGGAGTAATCTGGGCGATAGAGGGAAGGCTTGATATTGTTGCTCACGAATGTCTTCATGCTACATTTTGGGGGCTTTGCCGTAGGGGATTAAACCTTAACGAGGAGAGTGAAGAAGCGTTTTGTTATGTTTTGCAGTTTTTGATTAAAGAGATACTATCTAATAAAACCGACAACAGAATAAAAATAAGGAGAGTGTAATATGGAATGTAGAGGAAGTGGTGGACAGACCTATGAGTGTGAAGTTGTTCATAAGGGCATATCTTTTGATGCTTGCCTAGCTAAAGAACTTTTTTACCTATGGGATAGAGGCATAACGACAACAGGAAGTTGTTGTGGAAAACACGCCAATGTGAAAGAAGGTATGTCGTTTATTGGTGTTATTGAAAAAGATATTCCGAAGATGAAAACACTTGGTTATGTGGTTAGGGAAAATGAGATGGACAAGAGTAGGAAAGATGGGTTTATACCTAAAACTAAACTAGGGCTGACTTATTAAAAGCTATGGGGGAGAAGGACTCATAATGGAAGGTTTCAGAGAACCAGACCAGATACACACGTCGAAGTCACGCCTTAATTACAGGGGCTTTTGCTTGAAGAAGTGCGAGAACCGTGACGTGGAGTGCGGGAATTGTTTTAAATTCAGGGGTATTGAAACCAAATTTAAACCAAAGAAGGTGCAAGATGAAGGAAGAAAAGCAACTTAAATGCCCGGACTGCGGTTCGGTGCTTCTAGTAAACAGGAGTCTTTGCCCTAATATGCAACCGGTAGTCTGTTACACCGGCACGAAGGTCGGCACGTCACAGCGGATTTGTAAATTTGAGGGCTTTTTGAGGGAGTCTGGCGAGATCACACCGAAAATGGTCAAAGGAAAGCGCTGTCAAGAGAAGCCAGAGCCACCAAAGAAGGAAAAACTATACATAGCCCCACCGGAGCGGAAGCGCAACGCGGCAGAAATCGGCGACAGAGATATTGACTACCGGCAGTCGGGCGACGTCGTTGAGATATTTTACCGTGGACGTTGGCGGTTCATTGGCAAGATCAGGAACGGGGAGTACATTAAATACGAGAACGCAAACGGACTGCACCAGAAAACAGACTCATTCGGCATACCTTATACCTTCCTTAAATGGCTTGACGGTCACAAGGTCAAGTTCATCAAGATATGGTTTCAGGGAATACACCACGATACAACCGTAAAGAACTGGCTTGAAAGAGGGGAGTTCCTATATTTCAAGGGCAGGTCAGAGAAGCGTATGCACCTTACACGTGCGCTTTTCATATCATAAAGGAGAACACTATGACAGAGGACGCATTAAGACCGCTACTACGTATTGAGGAAGTCCGGGGCGTAACCCCAGACAATGCTATGATGTTCGCTACGATCAGCACAGGACGTCTTAAAGACTGGCTTGAGGAGAAGCCGGAGCATAGGAAACAGTTTGAAGATCATTTGCTACGTCAGGCGAGGTTTTGCAGAGAGAAAACAGCACCGTTTGAAGTGCCACCAATAAGGGAATAATAGCTTTCTCATTCCTTAATAAGTGTGACCAAACAGCGTTACCACGTTGAAAGAGGGATAAGTCTTTTTAGATAAAGGGCTTATCTCTTTTTTATTAGTATTTCATTACCTTCTCGTTCTATATACACAGGCGCGTGACCAATTATTTTAATTTTTCCAGACCTTTCTTCAGAGCGACCAGACAACAGCGATCAGGAGCGGCAGGGGTTAATGCTTTTTCCCTTGTCGCTCCAACCCCGTAAACATTCACACACCTATATACAGGAGAACCAAAGGAATTCCAAAGGAACTCCTTCGGAACTCCAATGGTACGTCCCAGATGAAGAGAAAGAGAAAGAGAAAGAGAAAGAAAGAACATATGTGCGAACAAAGAACGCTTTCGCACCACCATTACTTAATTTTTAGATACCGGAGCAACCGGTAATCGCTTTTTACAGGCGTAAATGTAAAGGAGTCGATACTATGGCTATCAAGAAAACACGTAAGAAGGCAACACAGAAGGGCAAAAAGAAGCCAAAGAAGAAAATAGTGGTTGTTACCAAGCCCGAATGGAGATTAAAGGCAGAGGACACGGTAAACGAAACCGGTGCGAAGCCTTATAACGCCGCACTTATGAATGGAGCAACACACGCAGAAGCGGTAGTGTTCGCGGCAATAGAGGAATACAAACACTTATCTACCTTGACATACGCTGATCTGGCAGAACAGGAAGGCGCAACCCCACGTAAGATAATCCGGCATTTAATAAAGAGATCAGGAATAGACAACAGGGAAGAAGGCGCACAGGAGATAAAGGGAACAGACGACAGCTTTGTAGAAGTGCCGAGCGATAAGGTGCAACTGGCGTATCTAAAGGAACTCAATGGTATTATGGAACTGGATAGCAAGACAGACGACAGCCAGATAGATCAGAAGAACAGACCTTTTGACATAGGGATAGTTCTTCCAGAAGGTAGCAAATACGTAGAACGTGACATTGAACTCATTATAAAGGGGAAAAAGAGTGACGATAGCGACGGAAAATCCTAAAATCACTATGGAGTTAAGCCCAAGACAAGCAGAAGCCTTGAGTGTTCTGGAAGACCCAGAAACACAGGAACTTATGTATGGCGGGGCTAAAGGTGGTGGCAAGTCAGTATTCTTGTGCTACTACGCATACAGGCTATGCAAACAGCTTATACAGGTGTTTGACCTACCAGTAAGGAAATATCCTCTTGTAGCAGGGTTTATGGGACGAAAACAGGGTGTTGACTTCAATGCAACGACCCTTGTTACGTGGAAGAAGATGATACCAGAGGACGCTTACTTAATAAGAGAGATAGAGAAGGTCAGATATATCGTTATCGAAGGTAAGATAGCTATTCAGATAGGCGGTATGGACAGGACTGAAACGGTCAACAAGTTCAACTCCGCAGAGTACGCGTTCTATTGTTTAGATCAGGCTGAAGAACTCACCCGGGATGAGATAGGCTTGATAAGAGGGACACGAAGGTTGAAGATAAACGGCGAACCAGTCGTTTATAAGGGTTTATTGACAGCGAACCCGGCAATATGCTTCCTTAAAGACGACTTCATTGACAACCCTGCGAAGGGTAACAGGTTCGTACAAGCGCTTCCGGGCGATAATCCTTTCCTTGCTCCGGGTTACATTGAGCAGTTGAGGAAGGCGTTCGGACATAAGCCAGAGTTGTTGAAGGCTTATTTAGAGGGTTCTTGGGACGATCTGGACGCGGCAAACGTCATTATCAACTATAAACACGTTAGAAATTGTGTGAATAACGACCAACACGACAAGACGGTCATTAAGAAGATAACCGTATGCGACGTATCAGAGGGTGGCGGTAATGATGAGTGCGTCATATATGATATGGTCAATACCAAGATAGTCAACCAAGAGATATACAACTGGAATAGCCCAATGGACACCTGCGGGCGCATACAGGCACACGCAAGGAAGAACGGGAGCAACCTTATAGCAATAGACAAGATAGGGTCAGGAAACGGGGTTTATGCTCGTCTGGTAGAGGTTTATAGTGAAGGCGAGGGCGACGAAATGACCGTATATGGATATGATAGCAGATTATCAGGTAAGGACTTGGGAACAGCGGACGGCACGACCTTTCATAACAGGAAGGCGGCGTCTTGGTGGAAAGCAGGGATAATGTTCGCAGAAGGGTTATGTGATATACCGAATGACCCTAAATTGATAAATCAGCTTGCCGGCGTGACATATCACTTCTTGTCGAATATGAAGATAATAGTGGACGACAAGGAAAAGGTTATCAAACCCAAGCTTGGTTGTAGTCCGGATAGAGCAGAAGCATACATTATAGGGCTTGACGCATTGGAGATCGCAGAGCCGGTCAGCAAGCCAGACGCATATATGAGAGAGAATGAAGGCGATTATGACTTCTCTCCCGAAACCTGTTAAGGAGTTGATATGGGAACAGACAAGATAAGCATTAAGCTACTGAAAGCAGAAAAGAAGAAATTGAAGGACGAATTGAACGGCTTAACAGGCAAGAACACCGAATTACAGGCAAGACTGGACGAGAACCAGATAGAGATAGTGAACCTTCAAGCAGAGATCACACAGATACAGGTGGATATAAACACCTTAAAGGACGAGGTTTAATATGGCATATGAAGATACAGAGAAAACAGAGGGAAAAGACGGCGAAATGACCGCTTCTTTGGTCATTGACGACTTTAAGAGAGCCAGAAGTGCCAAGAAAGACCTTATGGTCAAGCAAAGAAAAGACTTTGAGTTCGCTTTAGGCAAGCAATGGGACGACGACGACGTAGCCAAGCTTGCAAAAGCAGGGGTCGCGGCATTGACGATCAACAAGATACAACCAAATATCTTCCTTATATCCGGCATTGAGCGTCAGAACCGTACAAGTGCAAGGGCATTTCCAGAGGGTTCAGAGGACGGAGTAACAGCGGATATAGCTTCCGGGCTACTGGCGAACGTGGAGAAGCGTAGCCAGTCGAAGTATAAGATGTCAGAAACCTTTGAGGACGGTTGTATATGTGGAGAAGGGTATATCGAACCATATATCGACTACACTTGGGACTTGCTGAATGGCGAAATGAAGATAAAGAAGCTTAATCCCTTCAATGTGTTCCCTGATCCAGACGGAACAGAGTACGACCTTTCAGACGCAGAGTTTGTTATCAAGTTCACACCGAGTTTAAGCAAAAAGCAGATAGAAAAGCTATTTCCAAGCAAAAAGAAGGAGATAGACAACCTTGCGAACGCAAAGCTATCCCTTGACGCTACCGAAGATATGAATGACGCCGGTATGGAAGAACAGACAAAGGGATATGACGACAATGACAACGACATTCCCGGTCTTGACCACCAGAAGGAAAGCTTTGATCTGACAGAGTATTTTTATAAGAAGTACGTGGATAAGTGGATTATCGTTGATAAGAAGCTTGGTAAGATAAGCGCAGAGGTCGACGACGAGAACACGGCGAAGCAATATGTAGAGCAAGCCACGTTGGACGACGAACGTGATGAAGAAGGCAACCTTACACAGCCGTCAGCGATAGCCATTAAGAGGATTATACCTGAAATATGGATATGTGCATTGGTAGGAACAGAGAAGATAGACGAATATAAGAGTCCTTTCTACCCTAAATGGCGTTCATATCCTATCATTCCTTTCTTTGCACACCGAATAACAACTCCTATGAAAGACCGTGATCTGATGTTTCAAGGCGTTGTCAGGGGGTTGATAGACCCACAAAGAGAGTTAAACAAGCGAAGAACACAGGAATTAAGGTTATTGAACACGTCAGCCAATAGCGGTTGGTTGAGTGAGCAGGGCGCTTGGGTTAAGAAGAATGACGTTAAGAAGCTTGGAGCAAGCCCCGGAGTTATCCTTGAATACAAGAAGGGCGCACAAGCACCCGCGAAGATATTACCGACACCTTTATCACAGGGTCACGCACAGTTGGCGGCAGAGAACGCACAGGATATGAAGGAAATATCAGGTATCAATGCGGAATTACTGTCAATGAGTGATAGCGGGAACGCTTCCGGCAAGGCGATACACCTACGACAACAGCAGGGTATCGTTATGGTTCAGAGGATATTTGACAACTATGGACGTACGAAAGACCTTCTGGCAAGGTTTATGCTGTCACAGTTGGGCGAACTTTACACAGTAGACACCGCAATAAAGGTTATGGGCGACGGTTTCATATCGGATAACTTTGAAGTCCCGGTTATGACCCAGAGCGAAGTGGACGGTCAGGAAGTACCAGAAATGGACGATAGCGGTCAAATGGTTATGCAGATCGACGAAGAAGCAGTCGGAGCGGTGTTCAATAAGGTATTAACAGATACAGAGGTAGGCAAGTTTGACGTAGCCGTTGGCGAAGGCGCTAACACCGAAACCGTGAAATACTCCAATTATCTCTTGCTTATGGAACTGGCAGAGAAAGGCATACAAATACCAATGGATATACTGATCGAGGAAAGTTTAATCAATTCCTCGTCAAAGGAACGTATAAAGAAGGCAATGCAACAGGCACAAGCGGCGGCAGAAGCACAAGCCGGACAAGCGGTCTGATATACGCCAGTAGGCGTAAACGCGTAGATATACCCACGCTATTGAGGTATAAACTTAACAAAGGAGAGAACAATGACAGAAGAAGCCAAAGCAACAGTCGAAATCGTAGAACAGCCTGAACAGGGCGCAGAAGAACAGCCGATAACGGTTGACGAAGCGTCAGAAGCGGGTCTGACCCCAGAGGAAGTAGCTATGGGGAAGGAAAGCGGCGATATTGTGGACGAAAAGCCGGCAGACGAGAAGAAGGAAGGCGACGAAAAGAAAGACGACGACGCCAAGAAGGACGACGAACCGGTTAAGAAGGAAGCAAAGAAGGACGACGCCGAGAGCGAGGACGACCCTGAAAAGGAAGCTGAACAGGTAAAGGACTATACGCCAAACGAGAAAGCGCAGTATTTCCTGAGAAAGAAGGAAAGAGCAAAGCGCCAGAAAGCGGAGCGTAAGTCAGAACTGTTGGAAATCAAGCTTAAAGCGGAGAAAGAAAAGACAGAACTTCTGAAGTCAGGTAAGAAAGTCGACGAAATGGAAGATTTAGACGCTGAACTTGACGCTGATCTAAAAGGTGGAGAGGAAAGCGACGACGACATAGTTACCAAAGGCGACCTGCGTAAGTCAGAGGAGAGGAAAGCAAAGAAACAGGAAACCCAAAGGGAACAAGCCAAAGCCGTAGCCCAGAGTCTTGACACCAGATACACAGAAGCGAGAGGAGAATACGCGAACTTCGACGCATTATGCGATCTGGCGGGCGAAATTATGGAAGAAGATGAAAAGGAAGGCGGCACATACGCGATAAAAGTAGTGCAGTTGGCAAACGACCTAGAGGGCGACGTAGCCGGTTATATAATGAAACTGGCTAAACTCCACGACAAATACGACGAGGTATCTAAAGGTAAAGCCGAAAAATCGGAGAAAGACGGTAAAGTAGTAGAAGGTGCAGACAAAATAATCAATAATGCTTCCAAACGCACTACTTCAGCGGCAGTTGGCGGTGGGAATGGTAGACGTATCGTTACGGAAGATGATCTAACCGTGCAAGACGCGGCGAACTTATCAGACGAAGCATACGGAAAGCTATCCCCTGCAACCCGTGAACGGTTATTGAAGGCGTAGGGAGCGTGTGAAACTTAAAAGAGAGGTGTTATAATGGCTAATTCAGTAAGTATAAACGCTTTGCGTCCGGAAATCTGGGCAAAAGAGTTATGGAAAGACGCAATGGACAATATGTACTTTACCCAGAACGGTATGATGGGTAAAGGCAAAGGCGACACCAATGCGGTAGTTTGGGTAAACAAAGACCTTAAGAAATCGAAGGGCGATACCGTGACAGTTCCTTTAACCACGAAGCTTTCCGGCAACGGAGTGGACGGCGATAGCGAACTGGAAGGTAACGAGGAAGCCATAAGCGCATATTCCGAGTCTATCTTGATAGACCAGAAGCGTTTTGGTGTAAGGCTCACAGG